CTCAAATGAAGCACGACATAGATACACAGAAACTTGCATTAGATCAAGTGAAAGAACATAGAGCAGCAATAGAAATACAAAATAAACTGATTGAAACAAAAATTAAAGAAAATAAATTAATACTTGAATCACAAGAAGTTCAGTCAAAAGACAGAGAAAGAGACGCTAAAGCAACAAGAGAATTACAACAAGCACATTCAGATAGAGTGGATATATACACAAAAGCTCAAAACCAAAATAGATTGGCTAAAGTAGCGGAGGATGCACTGGATGTTGAACGTAGAAAGGTTGAATTGTTGGCTCAACAGCAACGAAACAAGACTAGTAGTTAATAGAATAAAAGAAGCTTCAGAAGAAATTAAAGAAATAGTGTCTGATGGAACTTTATTACAAGAAAAGAGTGCAGAAAAAATATCATTAGATTACACATATGCGTTAGGTCAAGTAGAGGGACTGCGTATGTCGATTCAATTGATTAAAGATATTTCGTCTATTTTGGACGAAGAAAGTGAGGAAGAAAGCGATGGCAATTAGTACGGAAGATGTATTAAGAGGAGAACCTATTAATGGGCATATTCTCATAAAGGTGGATTTAGCCCAAATTAAAGAAGATGCAGGTATATCTAGAGACAGTAAACTCATTCTTACAGATATGCAAGAAAAAGCCTTTGCTAATGCATCTAGCAGGGGAGAAGTTGTTAAAATGGCAACTGATGCCTTTGGGATGAAGTATAAAGATAAATATGGAGAAGAGATTAATCCTCCGGCCATAGGAGATATTGTACATTTTGTGCCATATCAATCCAATAGAATGGACAAAGATGGTGAATATTACTTAATTACAGATGATGGCGTAAAGTTTATTGAAAGGAAAGCCAAATGAGTGATTTAGATGAAGAGTTAAAGTCAGCAGAGGAAGCATTAGTTGACAATGAAGAAGCATTAGTTGACAATGAAGAAGCAGAAGTTGACAATGAGGAATCAGAGGTTGACAATGAGGAATCATTAGAAGATCAAGAGGTAGTTGAACGAGCAAAAAAATATGGGCATCTTTCTAAAGAAGAATGGGTAGCCCAGGGAAAAGACCCGTCACAGTGGAAGTCTCCAAAGGACTTTGATAAGACAGGCAAGGTTATAGAACAACTCTATTCACTGAAGAAGAAGGTGGATCAAAGGGATAGAGAAATTCAATCGCTCGTCGAATATCAAGCACGTACTTCTCAACGAGAATACGAACGAGCTAAACAAGACTTAGAACAACGATTAACACAGTCTAAGAATGACTTCAATATGGAAGCTGTTTCTCACTACACTAAAGAGATAACGAAATTAGAATCCATGGAACAGTCTTCTAAAGTACAACACCAGCAACAAGCTCAAAAGAGTGCTCAAGAAAGATTTATAGAACGTAATGCACATTGGTTCAACGACAGAAATGTCGATTTAAAGAATAGAGCCATTGAAATAGATAATGAACTAAAGAATATATACCCAAATGCCACATATGATGAGTTGGCACAAAAGATTGAAGCTCGTATGCAATATGAACATCCAGAAAGAGTATTAGGAAAAAGCAAAGGTGAACGTCCTAACATTTCTTCTAGTCAATCTTCAGTTAATAAAACATCTGTAAATAAGTCCTCAATAAACAGGACATTTCAGGGGCTTTCACAAGACTTAAAGGACACTTATAGTGCCACCAAGAGAATTGTAGAATCCAATGGAGACAGAGAGTATACACAGAGCGATTTTATTGAACGATTGAAAAAAGATGGAGAATTGAAATGAGTATTAAAGAAGATGGCGGAAAAAGTTTAAGAGACAGATTTAGACCCACACTGTTTGCACAAAATATTCATCAATTAGAGTCTTATGACCCTGCGTATGAATATAGAAATGTGATATTTACTTATAGGCATGCACCAGATAATGTAGATGTGCATCTAAACAGAGGATGGGAGATAGTGGAAACTACGTCTTCGACAGTGGATGATAGAAGTTTCACCCCCAATTCTAAAGAGAAAAAGTTACGTCCTCAACCTTGTGTTACTAAAACTAGGGATAAGCATGAACAAGTTCTTATGCGCATCTTAAAAACAACAAGAATGCAAAACAATATTGATGATAATGACGAAAGAAAACGACTTAATCTTCAAGACGCTAAACGAAGAGGAGACAAAATAGTTAAAAGGGGAAATGAAACAATAATTAAAGGTGCTGAATTAAACGACGGGTATCAAGAAATTAATGAGCCCGAAATAAATTTTAATGATATTTAACATAAATATTAAAAACGGAGAATAACAAATGGCAGCAACTAACGTAGCCGCATCATTTGGTCTTCAGTTATTTGAAGACACTAGTGGAACGCCACTAGAATGGGTAGCTATTCCCTCGACAGACGGAACAGCTTTATTTGTAGGAGACGCAGTTAAATTAGCAGGCTCTTCAGGTCAAGTAAACTTAGGTCCCTACAGACCATATGTAACACAAGCAGCAGAAGGGAATGCTATATACGGGGTGATTCAAGGGTTTCTGCCTCAATACAGTACCTCAACTATTTCTTACTCAAGATACAGAGCAGCTTCCACCGCAATGTACGCTTTGGTTAAACCAGCTAATAATCAAGACATTTATAAAATAGAATGTTCTGATTTAAGTTATGTACTGGCAGCAACTGACGTTGGTAACAACGCTAACATAGCTGTAGGTTCTGGGTCCACTATTACAGGTATGTCGTCCATGCAGCTTGATTCTGCAACGATTAATACCACTGCAACTTTGCAGCTAAAAATAGATGGTTTTTATGACGTGCCAAGCAACATAGTTGGAACAGCCAACCAAGTTGTATTAGTGCGATTGAATAACATTCAATTGTCTGGCGGAACTGGAACATTAGGAGTATAATAGATGGCCGGTACAGGAAGAGTCACAACTGGGTCGATACCTCGCTCGTTACAATACGGTGTCGATGAGTTTGTAAAACACTTTAATAAAGTGTATGGAAATGTAGGCGAACAATTGTTCCAAAAGAAAGATCCTAATAGTAAAGGATTTTATGAATCTGTTACACTAGCAGGAATGGGACAAGCAGCAAGGAAAGGTGAAGGTGCAGCAATCCAGTATGATTCAATAGATCAAGAATCAAACACTAGATGGGCAATTTACACATGGGTGAAAGCAGCTCGTATCACTATGGAAGCCATTGATGATAACGTATATCAAGATTTGCTGCCAATGTATGCAAAAGAGATTGCTAAGAGCTTAGTGTACACCAAAGATGAGCAAAGAGCGTCAATTCTAAACAACTGTGAAACCAGTGGATATACAGGTCCAGATGGTCAATTGTTATTGTCAACAGCCCATCCCCTTCAAGCGGGAGGAGTTAGCGCCAATAAAGCAGCCGTAGATGCAGACTTCTCTGAAGATGCGTTGGAACAAATGGTGATTTTAGTTGACTTGTTTTTGAACCCAGATGGTTTGAAATCAATGTACAACTCAAAATATCTAGTTGTTCCTCCTCAGCTTAAATATGAAGCTTGTCGAGTGGCTGAAGGTAAAGACTGGCAAACTAACACTGCAAACAGAAACATCAATGCATTGAATCAACGTGGAGACATAGAAGACTATAAAGTGTGGAAACGCTTATCTAGTGCCTCAACATGGTTCGTCACAACCGATGCTGATGATTGCTTGGTGGAAGTCAACAGAAAAGGTCTTCAAAGACAAGAGCACAACGATCCCTACACATTCGACTTAGTAGTAAGCATATATGAGAGGTATCGTATGCTATTTAATGACTGGAGAGGAATTGCCGGTTCAGTGGGTCCATAATCGTTACATTTTGGTGTCCTCACTTATGAGGGCACCATCCCTAAATTTAGGAGTTAACAAATGCCAATTAGTAATTTTCCATCTGGTTTTGCCAATGGAATCAATATAAGAGAAATCCCACTCCAAGTTGCCCATCCAGGTAAAGTGAAATGGGTCAATAATTCAGGTGTACTTGCCCCAGGAGGCATAGCAGGTTCTGATGGAAACGATGGAACATATTTAAAACCCTATTCAACAATGGCTCATGCCATAGCTAGCTGTGTAGCCGCTAGAGGCGACATCATTATGGTGATGCCAGGACATGTTGAAGCCGTTACAGCTACGAGTGTAGCTATGAATATTCAAGGAGTGGCTATTATAGGCTTAGGAGAAGGGGATTTACGTCCAACCTTCAACTTTGGAGCAACAACTTCTAATATTATAATTTCAGCAGCTGACTGCTCAATTTCTAACTGCGTATTTGCAGCTACGATTAATGCAGTTGTGGCAGGAATTACATTAGAAGCCGAAGGTATTACATTAAATATAGAAACTAAAGACACAGCAAATAATATAGAATTTGTTAATCCCATATTAACAACTGCATCTGCTAAGAATTTAAATATCAAAGTTAGACATAGAGGGTTTGCTAATGGTTCATCAATGACCAATTACATAGCTCTCGTAGGTGTTGTAGATGCTGAAATAGACCTTAATTTCTATGGTAAAGCT